GATTTATATACTTCTTGTATTGTAAATTATCGCTAATATCGTAAAGTTTTACCGATTCTTTTGTGTCAGATATCCTTAAACCTCGTCCTATTGATTGTAAAACACGAATTACAGATTTTGATGGAGATGAGAATATAATGTTGTGAATATTTTTAATATTAATTCCGGTTGAACAAGTACCATACGATGCAACAAGAATAGAGTTCTCTTCTTTGTCTATAATATGACGTATTTTTTCTCTTTGTTCGGTTTCTGTTCCTCCGTGAATCAAGAACACCTTCTTATCCGGACAGATATTTTTAATGCTTTCATATAAAGGAATTCCATGCAGTTCCACATAATTAAACAAAAGCAGTGTGTTTCCTTTAATTTTACAACAAAGATTAATAATAAAGTCATTTCGTTTCTTATTGCCGATGATCCATTTAATTTCATCTTGATATGAAACACGTTTCACTTCTTGTATATCATTAACGTTATATTGGAGGTTTATACACTCAATGTTCAGTTTAGAGAGTAACTTATTCTCCATGAGAGTCTTTGTGGTTGTAACGTTAAATACTCTACCAAACAACCCCTCTATTACCAATTTATGTGTCTGGGAGTCGTCTAACGTCCCTGTAGTCCCTATACGATAGGGACAATCCTTTAGTTTGCTCATAATGTTTGTGAGTGACTTTGCTTTGAAGAGATGACATTCATCTCCAAATACGGCTTCAAATTGAGTGAAGTATTTTTCTGGCATCTTGTATATACTTTGCCACGTTGATATAACTACTTTCTTTTCTGTTTGTTTATTTTGACCTGCAAAAATAGTATGACATTTTTCCTGTATATCCCATTTATTTTTGGACGAATAGTCTAAAAAATCATTATACATCTGTAAAACTAATCCCGTGGTGGGAACAACAATTAGAATCTTTTTATTATTATTGATAATAGATTCATAGTAACGGATAAGGATATAGATAATTAACGACTTACCGCTACCAGTTGGCGAGAGAAGTAAACAACGTTTGTTGTTGATGGCGTGCGTAATCGCTGCTATTTGATGAATATGTGATTTAATTTTAGACCCACCAGACATTGGTTTAATTATATCACTAATATATTGTTGTATATCCTTTTCTGGTATATTTAATGTTTCCGTTATGTAATTATTTTTAACTGTATAATTCCGATCAGTAGCAAATTTTAGAACATAATCCAACAGTCCAGTATAGATTTTTTGTGTATGAATGTTATATAAACGTATTTGTCCGTCCCATAATTTATTTTTATATGCAGGAGTATACTGGTAATTTGGAACAGAGAACGTAAAATATTCGCTCAATTCTTTAGCCGTGCCCCGATCACATTGTATTTTAATATTAACAGAATCAATTCTGTTTATTTCTAGATCACTCATGATCCATTGGTAAACTTAAGCCAATCAATTACGGCTCTAATAGACCATTGCCTATTGTTGATAATCTTGATTATATTTTCAAGATAGTCTACCTTCTCCCTTTGAAATAATATTTTATTTGTAGCATGAATGATATCATCATCTGCTTGCATGAATCTATCAATATCGGTTTTGAGTATATTAAAATCAAATGGTTCCCAATTCCGATTATCTAATTCTTCTTGACTCATTTTACCTGTATAGTAAAGCCACTTATCTCTCCTAAGACGATTTAAATCTGATTCCATCTTCCCGAGAATTAACTTTTCATCGGTGAAGAGAATTAGATACTTGTTATGAAGTTGAGGAGTCTTAAGCGATTCAGCATCAAGTTCTGTCTCATCCATTACTAAGTCTTTTATTGTCATGTTTCTAAGGTCATCGAGTGTCATTGTAAATTTATTATATCTCAAAATAGTTCATTGTCAAGTGATTTATTATGACTGTGTTGAAACGGTCCCAAGATTCAATGCAGTAATATTATAAGAATCATAGGTAAAGGTAGCACTTGAGATAATTGGTTCATTGTCCATAGAAGAAGAATTAAATTCAATACCCGCCAATGATATTGGAAATGCATTCTTAAACCTAACTTCGTATTTTCCTTTATACGCACTATTCATTATTGTGAGTGAAATATCAGAAAAGAAATCCTTTTGTTTTATTATAGTATCATAATTTTCCATTGCACCCAACGACTCCATCCATCTGAAAACTTCTAACCAGTTTTTCATTTGTTCATCCACTATGAACGTTACTGTTAAGTCTTCGAAACTATATCTACCACCAACTACTTTTGGATATGTTCCAAACGGACTAGGCTGTTCTGCTGGAGTTATATTCAATGCTGGGATGCTAGCCGTTTGACAAAAGTAAGTAACGGTAGGAAGTCTAGTTATTTCCAATCGAAAATAATTAGATGCAAGGTAATTGTTTGTATCTGGTTGTCTCGGATTCGTTACTTGTGTAATATCAGGAAGGTCGGGCCCTGTATAACCATGTCCTGCACCTGTGTAACCGTGTGACATTATAGAATCTCCTATGTTAGTATTTATACAAAAGAAAAGGGAGTCCCGAAGGACTCCCTTGATTCTTTACGAGTTTATCAGATTAATCAGGCGGTGTTACCGTGGAGGTTGGTAATAGTCATTAATCTATAATAGACATTCTTACCAGAACCGACGCTTACGGTAGTACCATCATCGTGGGCGAATGGGTTTGCGACCATTCCGTAACGAGTCTTAAATCCAATCTTGGGCTGGAAGGTATTCTCACCAACTGCACGCACCATCTGAAGTGGGACGTATGGGCAATAGAAGAGTCCAGCATCGTATGGGCTACTACCCCTATAACCAACACATGCGAAGTTTACATCGGTAGAACGAGTATCATTCGTAGTTGCGGTATAAGGATCAATGTAAACCTTCATCTTACCGTTGAGTGTACCAACAAAGGTGTTACCGGTGTCATCAACATCAAGACTGGTGTTGAGTGCTGGAGAGAGTTGTAACCAACCACCCATTGCGAGTGCAGAAGCAACATCTGAGGAACAGACAACAAAGTTACCCTTACCTCTACGAGTTTGCTTGGCGATTACATTTGCTTCACGCTCTAACTGGAACATAAGTCCACGGAAACGTTCTGCGGACCAACGACCATCAGAGTCAGTATTGAGATCATAAGTACCAGCAGTTGTTAGATCAGCATGCTGGGCACCATTCCTTGCACTAGTGTAGATGCTACGAATCAACTCACGATTGATTTCAGTAAGAATTTCACTAGAAAGAATGTTGGCAAGTTCAGTCTCAGCATCAAGACCATGAACGGCTTTCAAGTCCTGAGCGAGTTCAGTCGTATACTCTGCCTTGAGGGCGCGAGTCTTTGCTTCCACAGCGACTCGTTCAATGGTGAATGCCATCTCCTTGAAGATGGTGCCGCTGTTGGATAAACCTTCAGCAGTTGCAGTGAGCATTGCACGGAAACCATCAAGCGATGGACTGCTAGTGGGATCAATACCACCAGTTGAACTGAATGCTGCTCCGGTTGCTGTTGCACCAGCACCAGAGAACTTGGCAAATGCTTCCTGATAAAGAGCCTCTGCGCCACTCTGGTTGTCATATCTTGCACGCATAGCGAAGATAAGACCTGTAGGTGCGCTCATTGGCTGTACAGCAGCGAGATCATAAGCCATTAAATTTGGCATTGCACGACGAACAAGACTAATTAAAACTGGATCATAACCAGCAAGATTATTGCTCGATGCATTATCAGCAGCGGCTGAAACACTAAAACCACCTGCACCCATCTGGTTGGTGATTTCAGTAAGGCTCTGCTCTCGTAATGCACGCTCTTCATTTTCTAAAAGGCAAGCAGTCACTTTGGCGCGATAACTATCCCGAATCTCAGGGAGATCAGGATGGTTTAGCACGGGTGACCACTTTTCAGTAAGCATATCGTATGGTGTTTGATTTGTGTCGAAATCCATTATTAGATTCTCCTTTGACTCGGAAATGTATATGTCTTTTTATGTATAAAAATTCTTATTTTCAAGAAACCTTGTTTCCTGAAGTGTGTCTAGAAATTGCGCTCATGTAATTGTTCATTGGGCCATCAGTATTGATTATATCTTGATAATCACCTTCGCCCTCTTCGGTAAGGACAGGAACATCATCGCTAAAATAACTTTCTCGTAGAGTTGAAATTTTATTACGGAATTGATCTTCATCATCATACTCAATACCTTCTGCTAACGATTGAAGACGATCAGTTTCCATGTCTGTTAAACCGTCTGTTTCTTCATTAAATATTTTACCGCATCGTTGCTCTAATAGTCCTGCGCGAAGATCGATATTTGCTTGAAGTGCTTCGTTTAATTCGGTTTCAATTTCTTCTTTACTTTGAGTGAGTTCATTTATTATGTCATATTTTTCTTCTGGAACATCAATGTAACAATTCTCAAACAGAACTTTCAAACCAGCAATGAAATTCTCGGCAACATCTGTTCGGATGCCGTTCTCCACAGCAAGTTTATTTTCTTCCATCCATTGTTCAACAACATAACCAAGATAGTCATCTAATTTTTCAGAAATATCTTCGGCAATTGCTTCGATGTTTTCTGCAAGAATGTCTTGATATTGTTCAATAAGGTTTGCTTCAATATCAGTAACTCGCTCATTAATTGCAGCCTCAAAGATTGTAACTGCTTTATTTTGAAAATCTTCCGAAAGATCTTCACCATCAAAAAGAGCAGAAAGATGTTCTTCCATTCGTTCTTGTGATGTACCACTAGGAACTGGACGTTCGAAAGAACTCGGTCCACGCGCCTTACCGGCAATAGAAGCCTTATTTTTTTTATCCTTACCTTCTGTGCCCTTATCGGTATCAATTTTAGCATGCTTTCCTTCAGCATCTTGATACAACTTAGGATCCTCCTCAGATTTTGTGTCTAGAGTTGGAGTCTCTGACCCTGCTTCTACTAGTTCATGTTCGTAATATTCAGGCATTATTTTAACTCCTTTGATCAGTTTTTATAAGGCTCTCTATCTGCATTATTTATACATTTTAAATTTTTGAAAGAAAATCTTTCCACAAAAACAATGATTTCTCTTCTAATTCTTTAATAGACGCTTTCTGTATTATATCTCGATACCCGTCTATCACTTTCTCTTTAATTGTACCATTATCCCATACCCACTCTTTACCTTCCATAATACCATTTACAAAAGCACCCGGTGCTGATGGGTCAGCAACAATATCCACCGCCGAAAGCATGAAATCATCTTTAACATAATTTACGCCGCCTTTTTCTTCTAAAGAACCCATGCCGCGAGAAGAAACACCAAGTTGCGCACCTTCTGTAACTAAATTCTTTGCAATATTACCCATGGGAGTATCAAGAAGTTTAGCCTTACCGATAATATCATTACCCTCAACTTTAAGATCTTTAATCATATGAGACACACGATCAAGATTTACAGTTGGACCTTGTGGGTGGTTTAATTCACCCATGGCTCGGCCAGGTATAACCATTTCTTCGTTGTACCGCTTGGCCTCCCTTACTAATTCATCTAGAGGGTACATACGATTATTACGATTTACATCCTCTGCCATCAT